CGTATGAAGATATGAAAAAGAAAGCTCAATATCGTAAGGTACGCTAAACTAAATATAATGTTTTATCGAGATTAGTGGCCTCTAATTACGAAGTTAATATAAAACTGAATACCAGGACTATCAATAAACAGTTAGGTAATCTTGAGAAGCGTATATCAAAACTGAATAAATTAGCTCAAGGTGGAAGAGCAAATAGAACAGTAATTCGTAATGAACAGGAAAAAATAAGAAAGACGGGGCAAAGACTTGGAATAGAAAACAAAATATTAAAGAAAAAACAAGAACAGTTAAAAGTAGATAAGCAGCTATTAAAAGTTGACCAACAGAGAAACAATACGAGACGAAGAGGTGGAGGTGGTGCAAGGACAGCAGCAGCTAGAGGTGGGTCAGGAGTCTTATCAGGAGCATTAATAAGTGGTGCATTTCCCTTGTTATTTGGACAAGGACCATTAGGTGCTGTTGCTGGTTTTGGTGGTGGATTAATTGGTGGAAAGTTAGGAGGACAAACAGGAGGTTTTGCTGGAGGTCTTGTTGCTACTGCACTATTAACTCAAGCTCAACAACTACAAGCCTCAACAGCAAAATTAGGTCAAGCATTTAACATATTGACTCCTGACGTTGAAGGATTGACTACAGCTTTGGGAGCTAATGGAACAGAAAGAGAAAAACAGATTCAATTAATTAAAAAGACAGAGGGAACACAAGCTGCATTAGCAGCCGTAACTGAGCAAATGAATCAGCAGATAGGAGAAAAAGGAGTAAAAAATCTAAAAGAGTTTGGAGAGTTGAGTAGATTAGTAGGTAATCAATTCCAATTACTAGGAACAAAAATGCTTGCTGCTTTGGTTCCTGTGCTTAATTTGTTAGCAACACCTTTTGCTGGACCAGCAGAGAGAGCAGAAACACAAAGACTCGCAGAGATTGGTGGAGCATCTACCGATCCAACATTATTAGCCTTACAGGAACAATTAGCAAATGTATCTGGTAGTGGTCAGGGAAGATTGGGAGCTAAACGAGCAGCAGAGAGAAAAGCAGAATTAGAAGCATTAATACAGGCCAGGAAAGAGGAACTTGCATTAGTAGGAAAAACCTTAGAAAGGCAGACTACTGTAAACTTGATTGAAGATTCGAGGCTGAAAAAGATAAGACAGTCAAATGCTTTATTACAGGCAAAAATTGATGGCAACCATGAAGAGGTTTTATTAGCCCAACAGCTTGATGAAAAGATAAAAGAAATGTTAGAAGATGGAATGACCGAGCAAGAAATAGATCGTAAAAAGATTGAGGATCTGTTAATACAAAATAATTTACTGGAAAAACAGGCACAGCAAGCAGAAAAAATAAGACAACAGTTTGCATCATTAGGTCAGTCACTTGCAACAGATGTTGCTGATGGCTTACAAGGTCTTATCCGTGGAACTTCTACGCTCAACGATATGCTCAATAATGTCCTTAACAAACTAATTGATGCTGCATTTAACATGGCATTATTCGGCAATCCAGGAGGAACATTAGGTGGAGGTGGATTATTTGGTTCGCTATTTAAGGGGTTTGGTTCGATATTTGGTGGTGGATCTACAAATGCTGCTCCTTTTATAACAGAAGGTGTTTTTGACACAGGATTTGATACAAGTTTAATAGGTGCTGGTGCTTTTACAAAAAGGGCAATGGGTGGACCAGTAAAAAGAGGGAGTGGTTATTTAGTTGGAGAACGTGGACCAGAACTGTTTAGTCCAGGTGTATCAGGAATGATTACACCAAATCATGCTCTTGGCGGTTCGACAAATGTTGTTGTAAATGTAGATGCTTCTGGATCTAATGTAGAAGGAAATGAAGAAGAAGGAAGGCAGTTGGGTTTTGCATTATCAGCAGCGATAGAATCAGAATTAATTAAGCAGAAAAGACCTGGAGGTTTACTTGCATAATGGCTACTTTTCCATCAATTACACCCACTTACGGGCAACAAAAGAAATCACGACCAAATACTAGAACAGTACGTTTTGCTGATGGCTATGAACATAGACTATTGTTTGGACTTGCTGCTCATCAAAATCCAAAAATTTTTAATTTTACTTTTGAAGTATCGGAAACAGATGCAGATACGATAGAAGGCTTCCTTGATAGTCGTGCCAACGATAGTGCCAGTTTTACTTTTACCCCACCAGGAGAGGGGTTTACAAAAACAGGAACTTACTCTCAATCAGGAACTACAGTTACAATCACAATTTCAAGTCATGGTGTAGCTGTAGGAGATGAACTTACTATTGATTACACTTCTGGATCTGCAACTGATGGCACATTTATTGTTGCTTCGGTAACTGATTCAAATGTTTTTACTGTCACTGCTGCTGCTAGTGCTACCAATAGTGGGAATGTTTCAATCACTTTATCGGGTGCTGGACAATATGTTTGCGAAAATTGGTCAAAATCTATACCATATAACAATAGAGCCACAATCCAGGCAACATTTAGAGAGGTGTTTGAACCATGAGTAGTGCTGCCATCGTTAGCAATCTCCAGAATATAAACCCATCATCAGTAATAGAATTATTTACACTAGCCTTAGACAATAGTTTGCATGGAGCAACTACAGTTTACAGATTTCATGCTGGTTCTTCTTTGAAAGATAATGGAGAGATAGTTTGGGCTGGTAATAGTTATCAAAGATTTCCTATAAAAGCAGAAGGTTTTGCATTTCAAAAGGGTCAACTACCCAGGCCGACACTTACTGTCAGTAATGCTCTCGGAACTATTACTGCAATATTGGCTGCTGTAAATGCTACGACTGCTGGAAATGATCTTACTGGTGCCACTGTTACTAGGATAAGAACTCTTGCTAGGTTTATAGATGCGGTAAACTTTCCTGGAAACATAAATCCCTATGGCACACCAGATTCTACAGCAGAGTTTCCCCAAGAAATTTACAAAATAGATAGAAAGTCAGCAGAAAATAGAGAGGCAGTACAGTTTGAACTAGCTGCTGTATTTGATCTTGCTGGTATTCGTGCTCCACAAAGACAATGCACTAGAGCCGAGTTCCCTTCTATCGGTACTATCCAGACATGAATTGGAAAGAGGCTGCACTTAATCACGCTGAAGTTGAAGATCCAAAAGAATCTGTTGGTCTTTTACTAAATATTAGAGGTAAGGAAAGATATTATCCTTGTCGTAATTTATCTATGACAGCACATCAATGTTTTATTCTTGATCCAGAAGATTATGTAAAGGCCAGCAACTTAGGAGATATAACAGCAGTAATTCACAGTCATCCAACAACTCCAGCTATTGCTAGTCAGGCAGATAAAGTTGCTTGTGAACAAAGTGGACTTCCGTGGCATATTGTTAACCCAAAAACAAAACAATGGGGATATTACGAGCCACAGGGATATGAAGCACCCTTGTTAGGTAGACAGTGGGTATGGGGGATAACAGACTGTTGGAGCCTGGTAAGAGATTACTACAAACAAGAAAAAGGAATACAGTTAAAAGATTATGAAAGACCAATAACTCCAGAAGAGTTTATGAAAGATCCTTTATTTGAAAGTTATGCTTGGCGAACAGGATTTAGGGAACTCAGACCAGATGAAAAGCTACAACCTGGAGATGTTTTATTAATGAGTATTTTAGATTCAACTTTAAATCATGTAGCTATTTTTCTTGGAGATGAGGTATTACATCATTTAACCGATAGACTATCTTGTAGAGAGCCATATTCTCCGTGGTTGTTAAAATGTACAGGAAAGAGGTATCGTTATGCTTCGTAAAATAAAACTATATGGAGAGCTTGCAGAATTTGTAGGGCACAAAGAATTTGAAGTAAAAGCTGATACGTTAAAAAGTGCTGTTAGTTTTCTCATAAATAATTTTGAAGGAATAGAGAAATACATGAGTCCTAAATATTACCAAGTAAAAGTTGGTAATTATGAAATAGGAGAAGATGAATTAGCATACCCCATAGGAAAAAAAGAGGACATACATTTTATTCCTGTTATCACTGGTGCTGGTAGAGGTTTTGGAAAGATTCTATTAGGTGCAGCATTGATAGGTGTTGCAATACTATCTCCAGGAGCAGGATTTATGGCAGGAGGAGGTTTTGGGTTTGGCTCAACAGTTGCAGGAAAATTTAGTTTTGCTGCGATGTTAGGAAATATTGGTATAGGTTTAGTGCTTACTGGAGTATCTGAAATGCTAACTCCATTGCCTAAAAAACATGAATTTAGCTCTGAGGAAGATCCCAGACTATCGTTCAGTTTTGGTGGAACGCAGCAGACGGGGCGAGCAGGAACTCCTGTTCCTTTAGTTTACGGAGAAATATTTACTGGTAGTGTTGTAATAAGTGGTGGTATTGATACTGAACAGGTACAGGCATGATTGAAAAGAAACATCTTATTCGAGGTGCGAAAGGTAGTGATCCACCTCCACCCCCTCCGCAACCGACTAGAGAACCTGATACTCTTCACAGTAGACAGTTTGCTACTTTTCTTGATCTTGTTTCAGAAGGAGAGATAGAAGGTTTTGCAACAGCATCAAAAGAAGGTAGAACAAAAGGTACAACTGCATACAATAATGCTGCACTAAAAGATGTTTTTCTTAATGACACTCCAGTATTAAGAGCCTCGGCAGATTCTACAAATCCTCAAACTACAGATTTTAACTTCCAAGATGTAAAATTTACTCCCCGTTTTGGTACAGGCAGTCAAACTAAAATACCTGGAATAGAAAGTAGCGTATCAACAACAAGTGTTGGAGTACAAGTTACTGCGGGCAGTCCTGTTACCCGTCAGATAACAAATACAAATGTTGATGCTGTAAGAGTATCTGTTACTTTTCCTCAACTACAAAGAGCTACTAATGAAGGGGATTTACTAGGAGCAGAAGTTCAATTAAAAATATCGGTTCAATACAATTCTGGTGGTTTTACAGACGTTATCACTGATACTGTTAAAGGTAGAAGCGGAGATGCGTACCAAAAAGATTACCGTGTAGCAATTACTGGCTCGTTTCCTGTTGATATTAGAGTTAGTAGAGTCACGGCAGATTCTACAGAGACTAATTTACAGGATACTTTTCAATGGACAAGTTTTGGAGAAATAATTGATGATGCCTCAACATATTTAAACAGTGCCTATAGTTCAATAAGACTAGACTCAATGCAGTTTAGTTCTATACCAAGACGTAAGTTTAGAATTAGAGGAATAAAAGTAAGGATTCCAGGAGCA